ATCAAGGGACACGTACAGTGAGTACCGCAAGCAATATCCCGACACCATAAAGCATTTTGATGGATGGATAGAGAACGCATGGGTACAGCGTCTCGGTGGCACATCTCCCGCAGGAGCTATCTTCTACCTGAAGAACGCCTTTAAGGAAGACTACAAGGATCGCACAGAGACTGACATCACTACAAAGGGTGAGGCAATGACTGTCTCATCGAACATCGAGGAGATAGCGGCACGCGTTGCACTTGAATTAAAAGAAGCCAAGACATGAAATGGCAATCACTAAAGAACAACTCGCAGCCGTAAACATCCACTGCTTCATTGATGCGTACGACATCAAGACTGAGCAGGGCATACCGCTTGAGTTCAAGAATCGTGCGTTCCTATGGGACATCCTAGGGGACATGAGTCCTTTACAGTGCGTCATCAAAGCGCCTCAGATTGGTATGACTACCATCGAGATCATAAAGACCTTCTGGGTAGCCAAGAATCTCAACAAGGACATCATCTACACACTCCCTACACAAAGCGACGTGGAGGACATGGCAGGAGGCAAGATCAACCGCATCATCGCGCAGAATCCCGTGTTTGGTAAATGGGTCAAAGACCATGATGCAGTAGGCAGTAAGCGCGTAGGGGACAACACCATCTCGTACCGTGGTACATGGACAACCAAGCAAGCCATGATGGTCAGCTCAGGACTCAACGTACATGACGAGGTGGATGCTTCTAAGCAATCAGTCATTGAACAGTATGAGACACGCCTCATGGCTAATGCTGAGGACAACCAATGGCGTTGGTATTTCTCTCATCCTTTGCTGCCTGACGTGGGACTCGATAAGTACTGGCAGAAGAGCGACCAGAAGCATTGGTTTATTAGATGTGCTACCTGCGACCACGAACAGTATCTCTCATGGCCTGAGTCCATTGACCCTGAACGTAGGTGCTATCAATGCAAGGAGTGTAAAGCTGAGTTGAGTGATGATGAGCGACGTGTAGGACGTTGGGTACAGCGTTGGCCTCGTACATCAGAGCGCCCATTCAGTGGCTATTGGGTATCACAGCTCATGTGCTCGTGGATAAGCGCTGAGAAGGTGCTGAATGACTTTAATGAGAAAACCCCTGAGTACTTTTGGAACTACGTGCTAGGGCTACCATACGCAGGTGGAGGAGCAAAGCTCACGCAAATGCAACTCTTAGGCAACCTCACGAATGAGAGTGCAGTAGCTGAGAAGGATGATCGAGTCATCATCGGCATTGACACAGGGTTAAGGCTTGACTATGTGATAGGCAATGAACAGCTAGGACTCTTCCATCATGGAGACTCTTCAGACTACAAGGTGCTTGATGGATTCATGGCACGTTGGCCTAAAGCTATTGCCATCATTGACGGTGGAGGAGACTTGATAGGAGCTACACAGTTCCTCAATCGCTACCCAGGGCGTGTGTTTAAGGCGTATGCGGGGGAGGATAGAAAGGATAACGAGCTGGTGCGGTGGGGAGAGGACGACAAAGCGAATCAATGCACCTACGACCTCAACCGCATGTGGAGCTTGTGTGTGGACGAGTTCAGAGAGCAACGTATTCCACTTCAAGGCACAGAGAACGATTGGTGGGAGTATTGGCTTGATTGGAAGAACATGAGCCGTATCAAGGTACTCGATCAGAAGACGGAGATGTTCAAAGGCTTTAAATGGGTACGCAACGGACGCAACCACAGAGCATCAGCTACGTTGTTCTGGCGTATAGGCATGATGCGGTTTAGTTCAGATATGAAAGGTGAGATTCTTGGCAAGTCTGAAGCTATGCCACTCATGGGTTATGAGAGTCATGGAGGAAAAGCCTTTATGCCTATACTCCGTAACCCGAGGCTAGGTCAGTAATTACCATATGAGGCTAACTTGACAGTCAGTAGTATTAAGAGATAACAGCTATCTCTCTGTACATTGGCTTTCACAACTGAAACGATCTTCAATAGTGTCAACGGAGCCATGGGGCTTTTTCGTAATATCAACAAAGGTGGCACAGGCACGGGCGATGACAGCGTAGAGAACGTACCAGAGTACGAGTCAACACTCGACGAGGACGAGATCCTAGAAACCATACGCGATTGGAAAGCGCGTGATGATTCATATGTTAAAGAGATTGATGTCTGGCGTAAGGACAATGAGAAGTACTGGCTTGGCAAGCAGTACAGTCCTATCGAGCAAGCAGGTACAACCAAACGAGCACTCATTGATAACGCTATCTTTGAGGCTATTGAGACATATCTCCCTATTGCTACATCAGTCAATCCTGACCCAATCGTAGCGTCAGATCCTTCACCTGAAGGACAAGCACTCGCTGACGACATCAAGAACTTCTTGGTGTATCAGGCTGACCGTCAGAAGCTACGCATGGTACTTCGTTCCGTTACGCGTCATTGGTCACTCAACTTCTTGGGTGCAATCAAGGTTTATTGGGATCCTGCTGAGGATGACATCGCGTCAGAGTCAGTAAATACGCGGCGTCTCATCCTTGACCCTGATGCAACGATAGACGCAGGAGGACGATACAAGGGTGAATATCTAGGTGAGTATAAGAAGCTTTCGCGTTCAAAGCTTATCGAGATGTTCCCAACCAAAGCTGACAGAATACGCGAGAAGATGAAAGATCCTGGTGCTCGTGGACTCATCATTGAATGGTGGACTCGTAGGGATTTGTTCTACACGCTTGGGGATGATGTGGTGTTGGGCAAGTTCAAGAACCCTAATTGGAACTGGGATGGTGAGGTAGAGCTTCCTGACCCCGAAGACCCTGACTCAACAATCAAGCATTTCGTTAAAGGTCAGAACCATTGGAAGCAACCTGAGATTCCTTATATCTTCCTCACGGTCTTCAACCTCGGACAGCAGCCACATGACGAGACAGGACTCATCTATCAAACCATTCCTCTTCAGGATCAGGTCAATGAGCGTACACGACAGATTGAGTTCAATGTCAAGAAGCAGAACAACGGCATTGCCCTTAATGGACTCTTTTATACGAAGGAACAGTCCTCACAGGCTCTCACACAGCTTGAGAATGGTGGTGGACTTTGGGTTCCTAACAACAACAACACACGAGGCACACTCGATGAAGCTTTCAAGCTTGTAGAGACTCCTCCACTTTCAGGAGATGTATTTAAATCCCTCGACCTCATGCACGAGCGACTCGTGGGTATCTTCGGCACGTCAGGCTCTACACCACAAGGACTCGCTCAACAGGATGATGTACGTGGAAAGATTATGTCTCAGCAAGCAGACTCCTCACGTATTGGTGGCGGTATCACACAGAACCTCGAACAGCTCGCAGACACTTGGTACAACTACCAGATTCAATTCGCGTTCACCTACTACGATGAACCACATTTTGCAGCTGCTATTGGAGACAGTGGCGCACAAGAGCTAATTACCATACACAGTCAAGATATAAACCGTACTCTTATAGTAACGGTCAAAGAGGGTTCACTCGTTCCTAAAGACCCGTTGACCCAGAGGAACGAAGCAATGGATTTGTGGTCTGCCAATGGTATTGACCCAATCACTTTTGCGAAGCGCCTTGAAATGCCAGACCCATACAACTACGCAAAGCAGTTGTTTATCTGGGAGATGGTCAAAGCAGGGAATCCGCAGTTTCCTCCAACCATGCTCTTCCCAGATCTTGAAATGGCTCCTCCTATGATGCCAGGCGATCAAAGCTCGCAGGGGGTTCCAGGAGAGCAACCAGGTACAGGTGGGCCAGCAGTCAACGGTGCTCCAGCTCAGGGCGAAGTGCCTCCGGGACAGCCAACTGGTGTGCAAGAACCCATAGGTCAACAGAGTCAACAACTTTTACAAAGCGTTCCCATAAATCATTAACATGAGCAAAACCAAGGACAAGAAGAAAGAAATGGCTAAGAAGATGTACTCCAACGAAGGAGTGAAGTACAAGGGTGGCGAGTCTAAGCAGATGGGTGTCCCGTACAAGGACAACGAACCTACCAATGAGGCAGGTGGCAACTCAGGTGCAGGAAGCGACCGCAAGGAGCGCAAGTACAAGCTTCCAAAGGGGTCAGAGAATAAGCGATAGCCTATGAGTAAATCAGACAACAAAAAGAAAGAGATGGCAAAGAAAATGGATATCAACATGGGTTCAGCTGACAAGGCGAAATCCAATATTCCAAGCTATCTTCAGCGCGTAGGCAAGAACGCTACAGGTAAAGACACCATTACCAACCCAGGGAAGAACAACCAGTCTTCACGCAAGATGCCCTAACTATGAAAAACGGACTAGAACCAAAATCACATCTTGACAAGGAAGTGCCATACCCAAAGCACTACGACATCTCTCGTGAGGAAACAATGGCAGGTAAAGCTGAAATGCGCCGTGATGCGTACGAAGGCGACACCTGCAAGCAGGATGATAAGTACATGCCTGACCTATAGCTTATGGAACATCACCCAACTCCTCAGAGCACAGTTGATTATATGAAGAAGCACAAGCAGGGAATGTTCAGTGCGGCGGATAAAAAGCTCGTGCGTGAGAACACTCCTAAGTCAGCTCAAAAGAAAGGCGAGATGGCGAAGAAGATGCCTAATCACTATAAGGGCAACTCACATTCAGAGGGTGGTATCGCATTTGGTAGACCGCCTAAAGGCGAAAAATAGTATTTAACGGTTCCCTCCAAGGTCATCCGTCCCCAAAACCTGCTGCTGTTAGACATAACCAAGGTTATCTCAGGCTCCTTTAAAAGCCTCTGCACACTATGAACCCAGAAATACCTGAAGATGTGCTCAACGAACCTGCATTTAATATCCAGACCGCTAATCACCAAAAGATTAACGACAGCGATATACCTGAGCTTGATCAGGGGGAATCAGAACCCGAAGTCAAGGTTGAGTCTCGTAAAGGAAAGAAAGAGGAAGACGTTGAGGTAACTCCGCGCTTCCAAGACCGTTTCAATGAGATCTACGGCGAGGCAAAGCGACACGAACGTGAAGCTAGCGAAGCACGAGAACGAGCTGATCGGTTAGAGCGGCTGCTAGAGACTTCTCTACAGCAGGCACGTACGCCAGAAAAGAGAACCGTGCCAGACGAATGGAAGAAAGTGCTCGGTGAAACTGATGCTACAGAAGCTTTCTATGAGCTCCTTGATAGGGAACTCAGTACTCGTGAACAACGAGCCGTTGAGAAAGCCTATGAGCGTTACGTGGAAGAACAGCAAGGAAGTACAGAAGCAGTCCGTGCAAATGAAGGTGTGATTGATTCAGAACTAGAAGCGCTTGAAGACTCCATTGGACGTGAACTCACAGACGATGAAGCAGCAGCAATTCTTGACATCGCTGATGAACTCACCCCTCAAGAGAATGGACGCTATCTTACGAACCTTGTCCCTCTACGTGCTGCTTATGGTGAGTATCGCGCTCGTCAGTTCGAGGCAAAAGCCCCTCAGCAACAGCAACGCCAGCGCGTCGCTTCAGTCGTCAGTGCCAAAGGTGGCAGCGTGGGTGAAAGCCCTGCTACACGGGAAGTCAGAGGTCGTCCGAACCCTGATGGATGGCGCAAAGCAATCGGTCTTTAAAAGTAAATTTATCATTAGCATTATTAAAGTATGGCAACCTCCCCTGGCTTTGATAACCGAGTTGATACCCTCACACTCGACTATCTAGCCCCTTATGTGGTGGACACCGTTCTACGTGAAAACGTATTCGCTCTCCGCCTCTTCCAAAAGGCCAAGGAATTCAAATCATCTACGATGGACTTCCCTATCATCTACTCTTCTGGAGTTGGTGGTACGTCATTCCTCGGATTTGATGAACTCCCTACAGCCGCATCAGATACTCGCGTTCTGATGGTGTACAACCCACGTTTCTACGCGGTCAACTGTGCGCTCCCAGGTTCAGATATCATGGCGAACAACACTGTTCAAAAGGTACTTGACCTAGCGACCATCGAAATGAAGCAGCGTGCCCAGGTTATGGCTAACGCAGTCGGTGTGCTCTTCTACGGTGCCGGTACAGGTAACAACAACAAGGACTTCCTCGGCCTCACAGCTCTCGACGATGACGGCACAAACGTCTCAACGATTGGAAACCTCTCACGTACTACCTACCCAACACTTCAGGGTACATTCACGCAGAACCAGACAACACTCACCCTTGCTGTCATTCGTACACTCTTCAACGCTATCTCAGATGCTGGCGTAGAACCTACGGAGAACATCATGGATCGTACTGTTTGGGCACTCTACGAGCGCCTCTTGCAGCCACAGGAACGCATCGTGAAGGAATTGGACTCAGCTCCAAACTTCAAGGGCTTCACTGGTTACACGAAGCTCGAATGGGCTGGTATGCCAGTTATCGCTGATCGTCAGTCTTCAAACGCTGGCTACACAGGATACTGGTGGATGCTCAACACTGATTACCTCGACTGGTACGCGCTTCCAAACGCTACTAAGGAGTTTGGTGGTCAGCCTGTTAAGGTCGCCTCTCGTTACATCGAAGGAAACAGCTACGATTCAGGTTCAGAATCACTCGGATTCTCTTGGACTGGCTGGATCAAGTCGTACAACCAGTTTGCTTTCAACAGCTTCATGGTTCTTGGCGGTAACATGATTACCGAAGATCCACGTCGCCACGGAAAGATCTCTGGCTTGACGACGGTCTAATCTCTCAGCTATGTCGCAGCAACCCAACCAATACGATCCAGGACTGTTTTATGTCGCGCCTCAAAAGCGTGCATGGGCAGTAACTGGCAATACGGATGTAGTTGCGGATGCGGCTGTATCTGCCAATACCGTTATCCTCATCATGCCTACTTCTGCTTCCGCAGGACGCTGGTACATCTCGTCGATAACGCCAGGCACTGGCTTCACCGTCACTTCGTCAAGCTCAGAGACTCAGACCACGACAACTTATCAGTACAAGATGCTCTAATATGAACAAGAACACTCTCATCGCAATCGGCGTCATTGTTGTCTTGCTCGCACTTGGAATCTTCTACTTTGGAATGTCAAAATCAAGTGTTCAAGGTACAGCGTCCCCACAGGGCACTTCCTTGAACGACACGAAACAAGCAGCAGTGACTATCAACCTTGCCAACCCTGGTGCGAACGCGACATCAACTTCTATCCTTAATACAGATGGAAATGACCGCTTCATCACCAGTGAGCACGCTGTCTGTGAAGGTGTGGGTACATCCCAAACCGCTTACACAGGCGCAGGTCTTGCTAGCCTCACGTTGAAGATGGCTACATCCTCAACAGCTGCACCAACTACAAACGCGAACACCAACACGCTTCCAACTGTCACTGTTTCTACGACAACACCAAACTTTGGTATTTCGTCAAGTACTGTGGCAACTCCAGGAAACAACTTGGTTAGTAATGTTTGGGCAGCAGGTTCATACCTCACCATCTCAGCGAACGCAACAAATACTGCGCTTTGTACCGTTGGTGTGAACTACCTCCAGCTCTAATTATCAGCTCAATAAAACTATAATGAGTAAATTCTCTAGTGCGATTCTCGGTGCTCCGCAGGATCTCTTCCTCACTGCTACAGTGCAGGGAGCAGACTACGGTTCAACCATGACAACAGGAGATGGACGTTACTTCCGCTACGGACTTGTAGGTGCTACGGCTCTCGTGCCAGGTACTCTTCTACAAGGCCCAGCGCGTATCGCAAACCACCTTCAGTTGTCTCCAACAGCTGCTGTCGCTGCTACGACCACTTCAACTGGCGCAGCACAGCTCTCTGGTGTTGGCCCACTACCTACGGTCACAGTGACTCTTGGTGCAACTGCTGCCACAGCTAACTACTATGCTGGCGGTGTGCTCTCAGTCACTCTCGACGCAGGTACAGGTGGTGTCCCAGGATATCAGTATCAGATTGGATACCATCCTGCTGCACTTTCAAGCGGTACTCTTACGCTTACGCTCACTGATCAGATTCAAAACCTCATCACAACGTCAGCTAAGATTGACCTTATCCCTAATCCAAACAACGGTGTCATCATCTATCCTACAACGGGTACTGGTGCGGTTGCAGGTACTGCTATCAACGCAGCAGCTGCGGCAACCTACTGCTGGGTTCAGGTATGTGGTATCGCTTCTGTGCTTAACGACGCGGGAGGTGCAATCACTGTAGGTAACGCGGTAGTTCCTTCAACAACAGTTGCAGGTGCTGTCAAGTCAGCTACAGGTACACTCCCCGTCATTGGTACAGCTGTCGCTGCTATCACTGCTTCTCAAAACGGAACAGTGAAGCTCGACGCAATTGAATAAGCTCTAAGCTTTTTCGTTCTGCCCCTACCTGGAGTGAGGTTGGGGGCAGTATCGAGGGCACTTAGAAACCTCGCCAGTCTAATAAAATTCTATGCAAAAACCAGATGTGTTCGACCCTACAAAGAAATATGTTTTTACCAATTGGTCTGATGAGGAATTTCGTTGTCGTTATGCGAACCCAGAGTTTGCTTTCTCAGCCAACCCTCGCTACTCACAAGAGCGCAATAATGAACTGTACGAAGAGGCTTTCAAAAAGGAAGGCATCAAAGAAGCTATCGTTCCTGCGGGCAAGTTCATTGAAGTTCCTCAATGGCTAGCTTTTCACCTTTGTAAGCACTTCCTCGATCGTGAGATCATGAAAGGTATTAAAAAGGACTTCGGTTCTCTTTCTCAGAAGGATAACGATGGAAAGGCTAACTCAGGAGCTGTAGGAGAGATCCTTTCAATGCACTCCCCAAGTACTCGTGAAGCACTCGAAGAGCGCACCATTAAACTCATTGGAGAAGGAGAAGAGTCCCCACTCGTACTCTCAATTCGTGCTGAGGAACGTGCAAAGATCGAGCAGGAGTTCGCTACCCTTAAACAAGAAGAGAAAGCTACTCCTGCTGACAATCTAGCAAAAGCCCGTGCAGCTAAGGCCGCAAAAGCAGCCACAGCTAATGGTGAATTCGCAGGTCTTACCAGTGCAAATGTAGGCTCAGAATTGGGCGCGTCTGCTTAATAATTTAAAGAATAAACCATGGATAACACTTACGATTTCAAGATTCCAGGCTTTTCTATCACTATCACTGCTGATCCCTCAACAGCTCCTGCTGTAGAGACAATCGCAGACGTAGAAGTAGTAAATTCTGACGGTACACAGGAGGAATTTGTCCCCGAAGCTCCTGTAGTTGCCCTATCTACTGATGAATCTGCTCCAACCGAAGCAGCACCAGCAGAATAAGGAACGAGAAGACGCAATTAAGCGGATTCGCACTGCTGAAATAAACAAAGAGTACGAAGACAAGCTTCGTCTCCTCAACATCCTTAACGCAGACTTCGAGCAAGCACTCGAAGCTCAAAAGGATATCTATGCTAAGGAGAAGGAATCTCACGC